GCCGATGCTAACGGTCACTGCCGCTATTAAACTTGGATTAGCCTGCGCCCACTCGGAGAACTTAGTCACCACTGGTAGCACTTTTTCCATGACCGGCAAGAACGCTTGACCAATGCCTTCTTTAGTTTCTGCAAATGCGATGCTTAATTTTTTCATGCCGCCTGCGGCTGTGTCTGCGGCTGCCTTGCCAGCGCCGCCAAAGTTTGCTTCAAGCACCTTTTGCACGTCAGCAAGGCTTGCGCCATCTTTGATCATGGCCTTGACTTCTGGCGATAACTGGTTTAGACCTTTCATGTTGCCTGCGTAGGCTTTTGCTAGTGCGTCAGTGACATCGACTAGCGGCTTGCCAGTAGCGGCTGCAATGTCTGTAGCAAGGTTCATCAGTTTTGTTGCTTCGGCTACATCCTTTGTGGCGACAATTAACTTCTGCAATGCCGGACGCGCTTCATTATCGGAGATGGCAGCAGACCTGCCTAGACCGCTGATGTACTTTTCTACGCTTTTAACTTGCTCATCAGTAGCGCCTGTTGAGCGTTTGATTTGATCGGCAAGACTTTTCTGCGCGGCTAGATCCTCGATGGCTGCGTTGACGCTTGACCCGATCACGCCTACTACAGCAGTAAGTGCAGCGGCTGCCGGTATCGCTGCTTTCTTAATTGCAAACTGTGCTTTCTCGCTAGTTGTCTCTAGTTGCTTAAACTGCTTGATGGCAGACTTAATGCCTTTGCTATCAAACTGACTGACAATAGGAATTGAAATCACGCAAGTTCTCGATTCACTTTGTTGACCACGCGCAATGATGCCTGTTCAATCTCGCGTGTAATCTCACGGATCTTGCTGTACACCGCTGGCCCAAATAAGCGCGTGCGGCCTGCCGGTGGCGTAGCGCCCAAATTGGTGGCAAGGATGTTGCTGGTTTTGCGGCCTGCTGTCTCAAAAATGGCAGTGGCTTGATCTGTCTGCTGAATAGTGATGACCGATGCAGAATTGCGCCGTGTGTCCAGTTTGACCTTTACGCCCTTTTGCGCTTTTGTCACGCTGTAGGGGAATAGTTTGCGGCTGCCGTTTGTCCACGTTTTAGCCATGCCAGACAGTGGTACACCTAGCGATGCGTATCGGCTGCGCGCCACGTTAAGCGCTGGTGCTGCAATCTGGTTTAGTTCTGCTGCAAACTGTTTACGCAGTCCAGGCTCAATTTTGTTAAGCGATGCCACCGCCTCACGGATGCCTACGATCTCAGTGTTTGTAGTGACGCTCATCTTGGCTGCTTTCTGGACTCGTTAATTAGTCTAATGCAAGACGCTAGGTCAGATGTTTGAAACTCAATGTGCGGCGGCCAATAACCAGTCTCGATCAGTAACTGACAAAGTGCTAGTCGGTAGCCGCCTTCGTAGGGAGTGCATCGTCTTGATCTACCACTTCGAGCACTGTGAGCCGCTTGATAAACGTGTCCAATTCGCCAGGTATGACAATGCCTGCAATCTTGCTGGCTTCATACGCCATAAACGCTAGATCCTCAATGCCAATGCCGGCATCTGCAATGTTGCTTGCCTTGCGCTTAAATCTGCGTTCCCATGCCACGATGACATAAAGATTGGTGGTGACTTCGTACTCGCCCTCACCTTGATTGACCTTCAGCGTTAGTTGCATCCTGCCGCCTGCTTTCTGTTAGTTGTTATGGAGTTACATCTGCGGTGTATGCGCCGCCCTGCGTGCTCACCGTTACCATCCCAAGCGTGCCTATTTCGGCTGCTATGACATCGATGGATTCTAGATACGTACCCGTAAGTGTAAAACCTGGATTGGTGGCAGAGTCTGCAGCAGATGTCGGATTGACCACGATGGTAATGGCTGTGCCGACAAGATCTTTAAGAGTTGCGTATGTCTCAGATGCCGCGTACGACATCATGAACTCGCCAGTGAACGTGGAGTTCTCCATGCCACCGACATAGACACGATTAGTGCTGCCAAATGCAGACGATTCAAGCGCTTCAATGGTGCGCGTCACTGTTGCCGATTTGCATTGATCGCTGAGATCTACAGCGCCAATTAGAACCTTTGCATTGCTTAGATAAGTCGTTGTAGCCATGATGTCTCCTTAGTTAATGCCACCTGCCACAGCGATTTGATAATAACACTTTTTAGAACTTTACGCCTCTGCTTTTAGGCTCATTGTCATGTTGTAGGCAGGATATGTTGTGCCGCCAATCTCCACGCTGCCTGGCTGACCAGACATGATGATGATGGCGCTAGTTTGCACCAGCGCGCAGATGCCAAGAATCTGACGCAATACCGGCAGACCAGCAGGCCCAGATCCAATGACCTTGATGGGAAACGACATCTCAATGACCTTGCCGTTGCCAGCCTGTGTTTCCCATGATGGCGCGTCAATAAACACGCAATTCGGCACAATCTTTGTGGCATCAGTGATCACGCGCAAGCCCACCACAGCCGTGAGCGTGGCAGCCACGTCATCAATGGCTTCGTTAAATAGATCGGTGTATGCCACTAGGCAACCTGTGGCCGATCAATGCCGAGCAGCTGCTTAATAACTGGTGTCATGGCATTAACATTGCCGCCGCCCATGTTGTCAAATGCGGCAAACGTGTCTTGCACGCTTCCTCGACCACGCCACAGCGCGGCTGCATACATCAGCGTGCCAAGTTTGACATCGTGACCTGGCACAGTTGTCAGGCTGTCAAAGTAGCCAGACTCTTGCCTGCGCCGGTAGCAAAAGTCGTTGCCAGCGTTTCGAGCCTGTCCTGCAAGCGTGTAATCATCTGATGGATTGTCAATGGTTACGCCAAGATAGGTGATGAGTTCGGCGGTCGTGATCCAAGTGCAAGATTGCGTGTAGGTAACTGTGCCGGTATAGATGACCGTGTACTCGACATTAGAGCCAGTGCAAGCAAATAGCACTTGATCCTCGCGAGGTACGTTTGCATCAAACAGCAGCGCGCCAGTGTCAGAGTCAGTGCCAATGTACTCGTACAGCGGTATGTCAAGCACAGTAAACGTGCCGTTAAATGGCGCGCCAAGTGACGCAACAGTTATTGATTGACCAGTAACTATCTCTGTAGGTTCAAGCGTCTGCAATACTGCATAATTGTCCAGCAGTAACTTGCTCTGCGTGTTGTATGTAGCCATCGGCGGTAGCCGCCTTCCTGACTATGCTTGGGTAATTTTTTGGATCATTGCAGCGTTTGCTTTGAACGTAGCAAAATAACCATGTGTGGAGACGGTGCGTGTCAAGGTTGATGGCGCATCCAATGACAAAATGCCTTTCCAATCCTCATAGATTTCAAAGCCGATGTCTTTCATGATGACCATTGTCTTTGCAGCAAAGTTGTTATCAACTACCAATTTCAACCCAAGTGGGCCTTGATCGTTGCGACCATCTACAGCAGCAGACTGGGTGTTGCCTACGCCGATGCTGTTGATGCCGGACAGACCGCCATTAAGGTTTGCAAACAATGTTCTGCCGGTTGTGTCTGCAAGTTGCATGATCAGCGCGTATGTCGCTGGATCGACAAACATGTGGGTTGGCAGCATGTTTGTTGCAGCAAGTGTGACAACTGCTGCATCATAGATTGACTTGTACAAGTCAGCCACTGAGAGATCCCACACTCCAGCAGATGTTGCTGCAGTGAGCAGGCTGTCTGCTGCCTCGTTATCAGTTCCCACCATGTAGCCACCGATCAAATCATTGATCACAATTTGCAATGCTGCAGGATCCGTGAAATCTAATGTTTGAAAACTGATGTTGGCACTATTACCAAAAGTTAGTTTTGTGACGGTGTTGTTTGCAATCACGCCGGTAGCGGTAGCAACTGCAGCGCCTTCGGTTTGTGATGTTGCCGTTGCCTGATGCGTGGTGATTGTTGGACGGTTAAATGTGCTTGCTGGAGTCTGCGGCATAGCGCGAGCACCAAGTGCTGACACAACTGGTCGCATAAAATTAATGTCTTGGAATACAGGCCCCATCGTGACTTTGGTCAGGAGTCCTGGCACACTCGTCAGGAACTCATCGCCTGCAGCGCTTTGCACCATTGGATCGCGGTGATAATCGGTGTAGTCCTTAAACACTTTTTGTGCATTGACCCAAGCATCGCCACCTTTGTGGAACGCTG